TCCTGGCCCTGACCGGGTGCAGTCTGTTCCGCAAGGGTGACGCCCTGCCCCTGCCCGTCCAGCCTCCCGGCCCGACGAAGCCTGACGTCGTCGCCACCCTCGGCAAAGACCTCGACAAGACGGATCACCGCGTAGCCTCGGCCCTCGTGGCAATCGAGCGCAACGCCGATAAGCCCAAGGTCGTGGTCGCCGAGTCTCGTCTGGCCCAGTCCTATCTGCCCGCCCCACCCGAGTCTGACGTGGCCTTCGCCATGGCCCGGGCGACCAAGGCCGACCCTGTGGACTACGCGAAGCAGATGGCCTTCGGTCGTCAACTCGCCACCGCCGTGACCAAGGCCTGGGAGAAACTCGAAACCCAGCAGGCCGAAGCCCTCCGCGTCTCGCAGCTGAAGGACAAGCGAATCGAAGACCTGACCGCCGAGGTCGAGCGCGTGAAGAAGGACGCCTCCGCCCAGACATGGACGCTCGTCGGTGCCGGACTCGCCGTCGTCGGTGCGTTGACCACCGCCTTCATGGGCCCCCGCATCGGTCTGCCCCTGCTCTTGTGCGGCGCCTTCTGCGGATCGGTTCCCTTCATCATCGACTCGCCCTATTTCGAGTACATCGCCGCTGGCACGCTCCTGGTCTGTTCCGGCCTTGGGCTCTGGTGGCTGGCCGACAAGGTGCGCGACTCCGTCAACAAACCTTCCGACGATGTCCCGCCGCAAGCCTAAGGTCAAAGTCGTCAGCCGACGCCTAGGCCGCGAGCGTGCCTGGGGGCAGGCCTTCATCGGCGAGAACAAGCTGGAAATAGACCCAAGGCTTGGCGCTCGGCGTTCCCTTGAAGTTCTCATCCACGAGGTCACGCACCTCGCACACCCGGGCATGTCAGAGCCTGAGGTCGACCGCACGGGCAAGATGATCTGCGCCGTGCTCTGGTCTCAGAACTACCGCCGCGTCCTGCTCGAGCCTAACGCCAAGCCCCCCCGCATCTCGTGAGCCCTCCCGCTTCCCCTATCGACCCGGAGGCCATCTCCCCCGAACTCAAGCAGGCCGGCATCGCCAGTCTCCTGGGCATGATGGGCATGGCCGTCAAAATCATCCTGACCGAAGAGAAGATGAAGGTCGGCCAAATCGTCCTGCACCTCTTCGCCGCGATCGTCGTGGCCATCCTCTCCGGGTACGCCCTGTCGGATTACCTGACCAACCCGAAGATGCTCTGGGCGGCCAACGGCGTCGCCGGCTTCATGGCCATCCGCATCGCCATGTGGGCGGAGCGAGTCGTCGGCGCAAAGCTCGACGAGGCCGAGGCCAAGATCACGAAGAAACCCAAGACCAAGAAGACCGATGCAAAGCGACCAGCCAAGCGCCGCAAGTAACCTCCTTTGGGCGGTCATCTTGCTTACCCTGGCTGCCGGCGCCACGGCCACGGCGTCGGCCTACACGGCTTCTTACGTCCTAGACACCATGCATTCGACTGATGCGCTTGTGCTTCTCGTCGTTGATGGGGACAAGCTGAGATCGGACTCCGCCAGCCTGGAGCGGAATATGTCCTCGGCGACCTTGGCCCTGCAGTCCGTCCGCGACTTCGGGATGGCCCTCGCCTTCGGTTGCGTGGCCGTGGCCGTGGCGGTAGGGGTTAGGGTCTGGAAGGCTAGACAGTCGTCCAAGTAGGCAAAACGCCTCCTAGGGCAAGCCAGAGGGGTCTATTGCCCCTTGACGGAGGCAACCCTAGGGGCATAGTGGACTCAGTCGGGTAGGGGTACGCAGATCATGGCGGGCCTCGATGACCTGAGGGACACGAATTGCCCTGACCTCTTCAATGGGGTCACAGGGTATTTGCGGAAAGGTGCTTGACGAATGTGGAACAGTCCGCCAAGGATGTTGACGCACCACCAATGAAAGCCCTCATCACCCTGTCCTTCCTTATCATCTTCGGCTGGCTGGCCGTCGTCACCTTCTGTGGCCCCGAACTGGCCCGGGCCATCAACGGCCCTGAGCCGGTCAAGGCCAAGGTCGTCCGCCATCACCGCTAATTTCCCACCCACACACACATGAGCACCCCCACCAAACCCAAAGCCGAACTCGTCTTCGATAAGGCCATGCACGAACTCCTCAAGCGCAAGGTCGTCGACTTCCGCAAGGCCGCCAGCCTCAAGGACAGAGACGGCTCCGTCAAGGGCCTCGGCTCGTACGCCCTCTACGGCATCGACCACGCCCGCGGTCAGCTCGTCGTCCTCGCCAGCGAGCCCACCGCCAGCGACTTCAACAAGTACGTCACCGCCAAGGCCAAGGCCGACGTCTGCTCCCGCTACGATCAGGTCGTCGAGTACCGGGACGCTGGTTCCCACTCCAACCCCAAGGTCACCGTCCTCTGCTGGCACCTCGCCTAATCTTCCCACCATGCCCAACGCCAACCACCCCTACACCGAGACGCTGACCTTCGCCGGTCGCGTCATCCCCCTCAAGCGCCCGATGGCCGAGTACGCCGCCCGACGCCTTCAGGCCATCCTCCCGCAGATCGCCGCGCTCAACGCCGCCGGCAAGTCTCAGGCCGATGCCGCCGCCGCCCTGGACACGACCGTGTGCACCCTCCGTCAGTGGCTCGACATCACCGGGACGCAGTGGGTCAACCTCAACCGCCGCGGCCCGTACCGCCGCCAAAAGTAAGACCATGCCTAACGCAAACTTCCAGTTCGTTACCTCGGTGACCTTCCTCGGTCGCGACATCCCTCTGCTTAAGCCCATCGCCCTGTTCAACGCCCGCCGTCTGGAGGCCCTGCTCCCGCAGATCGCGGCCCTGAACGCGGCCCGGAAGACTAAGCGAGAAGCCGCTGCCGCCCTCGGAGTCAACGAGCAGACACTGGCGACGTATATCAAACTAACCCAGACAACTTGGCTTGGCAAAGTTCCTCAGCCTGCCAGCGCATACCGCAATCCAACCAGACATCAAATCCATGTGAAGGCATGGAAGAAGCGCAACCCGGATAAGGTACGAGCAATCAAGCGCCGCTATTATCTCAAGCGCAAGGCCCGCCTCGCCGCCCTTTCCAATGCCTGACCCTTCCCACCGCCCATACAATCCCATGACCATCATCCGACCCGACTCCCTCCCCCGCTTCTGGTGGCTGTTCCCCTGGAGCATCGCCCGTCAGCTGCACAAGAACGCCGTGGCCCTCCGCCAACTGGCCGACACCGAGAACGCCATCAACCGCACCCTGAAGGCCGAGGTCACCCGGCTCGCCCACTCCCGCGAGCATTGGATCGCCAAGCACGACCGGGCCTACGAGGTCGCCATGCACAACGAGCGCGTCATCGCCCGCCTCGAAGACAGCATCACCCGCGGCGCCATCACCCCCGACGCTCACCCCCATGAGTAACTTCAAGCACCTCGACGGCATGGTCGCCCTGCTTTCCGAGGTATATGAAATCAATGAGCGAATTTTGACGCTCGATATTTGCTCCAACAAGACGGCCATCGCCTCCGGCCGCATGAAGAAACTCCTGCACCACTATCACGAAGCCCTGCACGAAGACGGCGCCGTGAAAGTATCGCTCCAGGCTTACGCCGCCGCCGGTGGCTGGGTCGGCATCCAGTACTCCTACGAGCTCGACGGCTTCGAGGTCGCCGGATCACAAGTCCCTAGACGCGTATGAGCGACCTAGAACTGACGATGATGCGCCGCGTGGGCGAACTGAACAAGGAGAACTCCGCCCTCAAGGCCGAGGTCGAGCGCCTGACCGCCCTTGTCGGTGCTGATGCAATCGACCGAGAACACGGGATGTGCTGTGACGCATCCGCACAGGTCGAGCGGCTGACCAAGGCCGGGGACGGCCTCTACAAGTCTATGCTCGAAATCGGATGCAACGAGATGGCCGACAACTTTCAGTATGACGCATGGTGGGGCTCGATGAATGCCTGGAACGCCGTCAAGGAGGACAAACAGCCATGACCCTTAACCAGCGTTTCTCCGTCGTCGCCCTGCTGCTCCTCGGGCTCAACGCCCAAGCCAAGACCGACGCCGCCTTCCTCGAGGCCGTCGCCGCGGTCGAGTCCGGGCATAACCGCAAGGCCATCGGCAAGGCCGGTGAGCGTGGCCAGTATCAGGTCGGCAAGGCCGCTTGGGACGACGCCTCCGCCCGCCTCAAGGCCGAGGGCCATTACGCCTTCCCCTGGTCTAAGTGGCGCGACGCTACGGCGCAGGACATGGTCGCCGCTTCGCACCTCCGCTGGATCAGGGCGAACTTCCACCGCGTCGGCATGACCGACCCGACCCCCGAACAGATGGCGCTGGTCTGGAACGTGGGCTGGACCGCCGCCCGCTCCCAAGGCTTCCGGGCCAACGGCTACGCTTTCCGCGTCGCCAACCTTTTCCGCTTGTCCTTAGCCAAGCCGCGTTAAAGGGTCTTGCCGTGGCTCATCTCATCGTGGCAATCGACCCTGGCGTAAACGGCGGCATCGTCTGGTCGGCAGACGGCGACCCCGTGGAGTGCGCTAAGATGCCCGGCTCTGATGTCGAGGTCTGCCAACTGCTCGCCGATCTCAGCTGCAAGGCCAAGGACGTCAGCCTCTACCTCGAAGAGCCCCCGCTGTTCGCCGGCAAGAACATCCCGGGCTCCGCCATCGGCAAACTGATGTGGAACACGGGCGTCCTCTACGGCGCCGCCGTCGCCATGGGCTGGAAGATACACCGCATCCGCCCGGCCATCTGGCAGAAGACGCACACCTGTGGCACGAAGGGCGAACTGACCACGACCCAGTGGAAGAACAAGCTGAAGGCCCGCGCTGCCGAACTCTTCCCCACGCAGGACGTCACCCTCTGGAACGCCGACGCCCTGCTCATCTTTGACTCCGCCACCCGCGGCGCCATCAACTGAGTTTACATAACTCGACCACCCCCTCCCTTTTGTAACCTCTCCCCTCACATGAAGAAAGACTCCAAACTCCCCGCCGATTACCGCATCATCGCGGACTCGTCCTACATCGTTTTACCTGATCAGAAGGTCGCCCGCCTCCTGACCCCGACCGTCCGCAACGGCGTGACCTACTACAACCTCTTCGTCCCCGACTACACCCGGATGTCCCTCGCCGACATCGAGGCCACCATCAAGGCCGGTGAAGTCACCAAGGCCGAAGCCGCCAAATAATCTCCACCATGAGCAAACAGCCCACATCCTCCGCCACCGCCTCTCTCGTCCAAGCGCTCGCCGCCCTGGACAACGTTAAGGCCAACAAAATCAACCCCGCCTTCAAAGCCAAGTACGTCTCCCTCGACGCGCTGCTCGACGCCATCAAGCCGGTCCTGCTCGACCATGACCTCGCCCTGATCCAGACGCTCGTCAGCCAGGAGGGCAAGGTCGGCGTGTCCACCGCCTTCCTGCATGCATCCGGGGAACGCTTTGAGTTCGGCACCCTGCTCGTCAAGGCCGAGGGTCTGACCGCCCAGCAAATCGGCGGGGCCATCACCTACATCCGCCGGCAGTCCATCCAGACCGCGTGCGGCATCTCGGTCGACCTTGACGATGACGGCGCCGTGGCCTCTGGCTTCCGTTCTGCGGCCTCTTCTCCTGCCGCCCCTGCCTTCTCCCCCACCCCCCGCCCTCTGACCAAATGAGCAAGCCTGACTTCGACCCCTTCGACCCGGTCTCCGCCGTGATGGGGGCCCTGCACAATCAGAACCTCGCCGCCGCCGCCGAAGCCCGGGCAGAGAACCAAGCCAAGACCATCTCCGAGATGCGCTACGCCGGCAACGAACTCGCCCGCGTCATGGAAGACATCCTCGGCTCCGGCATGATCACCTGCCAGATCTCCCGCGCCGTGATGACCTCCACCGTGGCCAAGTGGAAGAACGCCAAGACCGGGCAACTGTGATGGCTGACGTTCCCAAGGGCATCGAACGGATCGCGGCAACCGTCCCGAAGCAGTACGCCCTGCTGCTCTTGCTGGACGGCTACCCGTACGTCGAGCTGACGGCCCGCAAGCACGCCGACTTCCTGACCGACCTCAACGCCTGGAAGCGCAAGACCTACCCGTCCCTGTCCCGCTCCGCCGTCCGCTTCTTTACGCTTGCCCCTAATGGGGAGATAAAGGAACTTACTTTCACGCCCACTCGCTCATGACTAACCGCGAATCAATCAAGCGCCTCGTCGAGAACATCACAGGCTCGCTTGCCACGGTCCAGCACATCGCCGGACGTTATGAACAGCACGACGCCGACATCATCACGCTCGACGGCCTCAACCGCTCGGCCATCACCGAACTTCAGGTCTTCACTGATCACATCGACACCGCCGATGAGTCCGCCCAGGTCAAGCCGCTCCATGACCGCGTCCACGTCCTCGTCGTCCAGCTGCGCGTCCTGCGGAATACGCTCGAGGCCATGGAGAACGCCGCCGAGGCCGCCCTTGAAGACGTGCGCCGCATCTCCGCCAGCGTCGAAAAAGCCAGCCCCGAAGATGACAGCCTGTGAACTCTGCAAGGGTGCGTGCTGTGAAAGCATCATGCTCCCTATCAGCCCTAGCCCGACCTCGACCGAGTTCTATTCCGCCCGCGGCGAGGTCTTCCATATCGCTGGCAGTACCTTCGCCGAAGTCCCTGCCCGATGCCCGCACCTCTCCGGCTCTGGCAAATGCAAGACTTACGCCAGCCGCCCGGTCGCCTGTTCCCGCTTCACCGTGGGCTCGACCATGTGCATCACCGCCATCCAGCGCCGCCGCCCCGATCAGGCCGACGCCATCATGGCTCTTCTCTGACCTTTCCCACCAACACCCAATAACATACCCATGCCCGACCTCATCACCGAACGCGTCATCTATGACGGCATCCAAGCGCTCAACCAATCCGGCGCGAAGGAACTGCTCAAGTCCCCCGCCCACTACCAGGCTTACCTCTCCCGCACCCGCGAAGAGTCCAAGGCCCTGCGCGTAGGCACGGCGGTCCACAAGCTGGCCCTCGAAGGGCTGGACGCATACAACGCCACGCACGCCATCGCCCCGGACGTGGACAAGCGCACGAAGGAAGGCAAGGCCGAGTGGGCCGAGTTCGTCACCGCCAACGAAGGCAAGGCCATCCTGACCGCCGAAGAGGGTGCCCTCGTCGACGCCGTGGCCAACTCCGCCGCTGTCTGCATGAAGAACAACGGCATCGTCCTCTCGAAGACCGAAGTGATGTTCACCGCCTTCATCGGCGATACCCTAGTCAAGTGCGCCATCGACGGCATCTCCGACGACGGGTATATATATGACTTAAAGACCTGCGAGGATGCCTCAAGTCACGGCTTCCTGCAGTCCGTCCGCAAATACAAGTACGCCCTCCAGGCTTACTTCTACCGGCACGCCGTCGAGTCGGCCTACAAGTGCCGCGTGCTAGGCTTCCGCTTCATCGCCGTCGAGAAGGAGCCGCCCTACGCCCACGCGGTCTACGAGCTGGGGCCGGAACTGATGACCGGCGCCGCCTTCGACTTCGAGCGTGCGCTGACCCTGTACAAGGACTGCACCGCCTCGGGCAACTGGCCCGGTTACCAGACCGAGATCACCACCATCGACATCGCCGCCAAGCCTAGCGCCGCGACCAACATCAACTTCGCCTAATACCATGACCACCGATAACAACGACCGCCCCCCGCTCACGTCCATCAGCACGAACGGCACCTACAAGCTGAAACTCATCAAGCCCAAGTTCGAGAAGGTCAAGCAGTGGGAGGACGGCACCTCGTCCGCCCGCCTGTTCTTCGTCGACGACAAGGGCTTCTGCCTGTCCAAGAACTTCTCCAGCAAGTACGGCAAGGCGCTCGCTATGCTCGTCGGCAAGTTCTCCGGCAAGTACACCAACGAGATCAGGCTCGACGCGACCCCTGCCGAGTACCTGGAGTACCTGTCCCCCGCCTGCGGCCAGACCATCCTCGTCGGCGTCGAGGTCGAGGCTAATGGCGAGTGGCAGGGGAAACCTCAGTATAAATATAAGATGACGTATCCCAAGGGCTCCCAGAAGCCGAGCGTACCCGAAGAGCCGCTGCCCCCCGAAGGCGTTCCCTTCTAATCCCGTGACCGAAGCACCCACGCCCATGGCCGCCCCGACGCTCGTCCTGATCGCAGGCTACGCCAGGGCGGGCAAGGACACGCTCGCCTCCGGCATCCTCGAGTGGTCCCAGCGACCCGCCGAGCATATCAACTTCGCCGACGCCCTCAAGGAGGCCGCGAACCATTACATGGATTACCTCGGCCTTGACGGCAACTTCTTCAAGGAAGACTTCAAGGTGGATAACCGCGACTTCCTTGTGCACGCGGGCAAGTTCGCCCGGCGCATGGATCGGGACGTGTTCGCCCGCCACTTCGCCAACTGGTGCCCGGTCATGAAGCACCACGACCAACCCTCCCCCGAGACGGTTGTCTGCTCCGACTGGCGCTACGTCAACGAGCTGCGCGTCTGCCAAGACATCCTGTGGGAGAAGGGCTGGAAGGTCCGCACCATCTACGTCGCCACCGCTGGGGTCGGCCCGGCCAACGACGAAGAGCTCGACAGCATTGCCGAGATACGCGCCTCCCACCTGTTCGACCAGGAGTATATCTTCAGGCCGTCCTCGCGTAACGCGATCATGACAGAAGGCCGCAACCTCGCCCGCTCATGGAAACTCTGAACACTGACACGCTGCGCTGGGCCACCAAGGTCGGCATCACCCCTGACCGCTTGGCCTTCCTGCTGGCCTGCCCCAAGTACACCCGCACCGGGCGACACGACAAGCCCGCCTATATCAAGGCCGAGAACCCGAACCACCACCTCCAGAAACTCGGCGACTGCTACTGGTTCCGCCTGCGTCGTCGCGGGAAGGACATCGTCGAGAACATCGCCAGCGACCTCGAGACCGCCCGCAAGCGCCGTGACGAGATGCTGGCGGCCTTCGACGCCGGGAAGCCCATCCCTTACATCAACGTCCGCTAATGAGCACCCCCACCCGCTTCGTAGCCTTCGGCGACAACCACGGCGACATGGCCGACGAGAACGCCGTCGAGGCCCTCGTCGAGTTCATCAAGGACTACAAGCCTACCGTGCGCGTCCACCTCGGCGACTGCTTTGACTTCCGATCCCTGCGCCGTGGGGCCGGGCAGGATGCCGAAGGCGCCGAGTCCCTCATCTCCGACATCGAGGCCGGTGAAGCCTTCCTTGAGCGCACCAAGCCCACCGTCTACCTGATGGGCAATCACGAGCACCGGGCCCAAGCCCTCCAGCATACCTCCGGCTCCGCCCTGGTACGCGACTACTGCGCCGACCTCGAAGCCCGCATCAAGACCGCCGCGAAGAGCTGCGGAGCCAAGACCATCCTACCCTACCACGCCGAGAAGGGCGTCTATCGTCTCGGCCAAGTCGCCTTTATCCACGGCTACGCCCACGGCCTGAACGCCACCGCCGAACAGGGCAAGCACTACGCCGACCGCGGCGGTGCTCTGATCCACGGCCACACCCACACGCTCGCCCAGGTCAATCTAACGAAGGCCGAAGGAGGCGCCGCGTTCTCCGCCGGCTGTCTCTGCCAGAAGGACGCCATGGCCTACGCGTCGCACCGACTCGCCACCTCCCGCTGGGGCTCAGGCTTCGCCGCTGGCTGGGTCGACGGCAAGGACTGGAAGGTCTGGCTCGTCCACCGCGTCGGCTCCCGCTGGGTCTGGACCACCGACCTCAAGGTCTTCACCCCGAAGGCCCGATGAAGCGCTTCGACGCCCACGCCCTCGTCGCCGCCCTGGTCAGCGAACCCAAGGACGCCCCCGAAGGCTGGCTCAAGACCGTCGAGGTCACCCGCCTCCTAGGTTATCGGACCCGGGCAGGAGTCGCCCTGCCTATCGCCCGCATCGTCAAGGCAGGCTTCGCCCAAGAGCGACGCATCACCCGCAGCCGACTGGCGTACAAGCTGAGCCCTCGCTTCAAGACCTGGGCACAGGCGCACGAAGCCGCCATCGCCCTTGAAGCCTTTAAGGCACCCGCCGGATGGGTCAACCTCTCCGACTACGCCCGCAAGCACCGTCGCACCGTCCGCGGCATCCAATACCGCATCGACGCCTCCCTGATCCCTGTGCGCATCTTCCGCACCCCTCGCCCGGTTCCGCACTATCGCAAGTCCGACCTCGACCGCATCCTACGCAAAGCATCTTGACCACGGGCACCCACGCCCACAAACCCCAACCCTCTCTTCCATGACTCCCCCGAACAACGTTCAGGCGGAACGCCACTTACTCGGCGCAATCCTCCGCGACAACATCCCATTCCCGACCAACCTGAAGCCATCGGACTTCTTCGAGCCGAAGCATCAGGACGTGGCCGCTGCCATTCTCTTCCTGCAGGCTGACGGTAAGTCCGCTGATGAGGCAACCGTGCCAGCCTACCTTCACTCCGCAGGCTCGACAGTCGATTACCCATTTATCAACGACCTGACGGCCTACGCTGGTTTCAGAGAACTACGCCAGGAGCACGTCGACATGATCGCCGACGCGGCCTTCATGCGTGAGGCTTCCCTAATCTCCGCAAAGGCCACCGACCCCGACCTTCTGATCGAGCATTATGCCCGCCTAGCCGATAAGCGCAAGAGCCTGAGCGTCCGCCAAGGTGCGCAGCGCATGCCCATCGACGAGCTGATGAAGTTCGACCGCAAGGCCGACCCTACCAACGTGCTAGGCAATCGCTGGCTCTGCAAAGGCGGTTCCCTGGTCATGGCCGGACAGGCTGGCACCGGCAAGTCCGCCCTGATGATGCAGGCCGCCATCAATTGGACGCTCGGTCAGGACTTCTTCGGCATCAAGACCAACGACGGCATGAAGATGCGCACGCTCGTGATCCAAGCCGAGAACGATGCCGGAGACGTAGCCGAGAGCATGCAGGACCAGATTAACGGACTGTACCTGGACGAAGACCAAAGGGCTGAACTAAAGGACCGGATGTTCATCTACCGCGAGAGCGTCGCAACGGGCAAGGAGTTCGGAGACGTGCTGCGTAAGCTAGTCATCCAGCATCAGGCCACGATCTGCTTCGTCGACCCTCTCATGGCGTTTGTCGGCGCTGACATCTCCGAGACCGCCGAGGCCGCCAAGTTCCTGCGCCACATCATCCAGCCCATCCTAAACGAGACGGGCGTCATCATCGTCTTCATGCACCACACCGGGAAGCCGAAGTCATCCAAGGACAAGGAGGGCCAGACCATGGCCGACCTAGCATATCAACTTTTTGGGAGTTCCGAGGTCACGAACTGGGCACGCGAAATAGCCTGCCTTCAACGTTGCCCAGGGGACGAGCCGATCTACCGCCTAGGCCTGACCAAGCGCCGTAGCCGTGCCGGTATGACCGACGGCATCAGCCCTTCCCCTGTCGGCGAGATTTACATTCGCCACTCCCCTAAGCGCGGGGAAATCCGCTGGGTCAGGTCTGGGCCTCCCATGCCCACGGACGGAGAAGGCTATTAGACCCCCTTGGCTGGCCCGCCAATGCCCCTTTGGAGGGGTGATGGCTACCACCCCCGCCTCAACCTACCCAACCCACCTTAAACAGGCCGCAAGGCCAATGTTAAATCCCTTATACAAAACCGATGACAAAACCGATGACAAATCTATGTCTCTACTGCAGTCCATGTATGCTACATGGACATGCAAGTAGAGAGGGAGGAAGGGATACGGCTCGCCTTGACGGCGGCCTACCCCCCTCCCCTCGAGATACAAAAGGCATCTGACGACCATGGCCTACTACCGCAAGAAACGCACCCCTGCCCAAGAGGAGGCTGACCGGCTCCGCAAACAGATTGCCCGGACTAAGCGCGTCAACGTCCTCAAGGAGTACCAGGCACAATGGGACAATCCTCAGACCAAGCCCTTCATGCTGGCCCGATCCGCGTCAGGCCGAAGAAGCATAGCCGAACATCAGGCCATCCTTGAGCAAGCCGTGCATCGCTTCCTTCAGCGTCAGCCTGACAGCCTGACCAAGGTACGATGGCTCGACGTATTTTGCCGAGGCTATGACCAGATCATGGAGAACGCCAGGATGGTCAGCCCAGGCTCACGGCCTAAGCTGCGGGCCAAGGATGAGGCCAACCTGTTCCGCACCTTTGTCCGCAAAGGATACTTACGACTCGATGCAGAGACAGGGCTTTGGAACAACACATGCAGGCTCATGTGATTTGCTTATTCACCTAGGCAATATCCTTGCTCACATTGCCAGCGTGACACGCGCTAGGCTCAACGACCTGACGGCTCCGGCTAAGGAGGCCAAGTCGTTTGATGCTTGGTTCTTTGCCCAGCCGAAGAAGGTCCAGGAGAAGATGCGAGAGAACGGCGTGCTGCCTTACGCTGAGATGGCGCAACCTAGGCACGTCTTCAACATCGACGCCAATCATCCTGACTGGGCGTTCAACCCCACGGACATCGGCAGACGCGAAGAGGTCGATGCGTTTATCAGTAGAGACCACGTAGGGGTCATGCTTAAAGGCTTTATGGATGCGCTGGCCTGCACTGACAACTTCGCCTTCCGTCGCCACGTCGAGCTCATCCGCTGGGCGCTGAGTCTGCCCGGCTGTCTGTCGTCTCGCCTGATCGGGAAGATGTATGGACGCTCCCACTTCTGGATGCGTGCCAGGGCGAAGGAGATCCAACGCACCGTGAACTCAGACGCGTGCGGTTTGTTTCCTCACGTTAATGCCAGACGCGGCAAGAATAAGCCCATTAGCAAATGAAACTTAGAGTAGACCCAAACAAGCGCTCAAAGGCTTTGCAGTACTATCACGATAACTTCGAGAAATTACGGGATGTTAACTGCATGAAGGCTAAGAAACGTTACCAAAAGAATAAAGCAAAGCGGCTCGAGGTTGGAGCAGCATGGAGAAAGCGTAACAAACAAGAGCACACCAAGATGCAACAAAACTGGAAGAAGCGCAGGTTCTTTTACTACAAAGCCATCATGGTAAAGAACAGCAAGCGAGGTGGTTCATGTTCGGAAACCATTCAACAACTTGCACGCTCACTTATGTTTCAATGGCTTAAGCAACGTGGGCGATGCGCCTTAACCGGCGTCAAGCTAGATAGAACCGCGAACGTAGATCATATAGTCCCTGTTTGTAAGGGTGGAACAAATGAAAGCAGCAACCTGCAATGGCTCACCCCTATGGCTAACCAAGTAAAAAGCTCCTTAACCGTTGAGGAATTGGTCCTTATGTGCGGGCTTATCCTGCAGACCACCCGGGTAGGGAGTCTTCTACCACCCCACCCCCTTGTCGCGTGGCCCGACACCACGAAGGTTTTTCGTGGGGTCAAAGAGCGAAACCAAGCAGTTTAGCAAACTATGGCCTTAACCAACTCAGAACTGGGTTTGGCGCTCGGCGTCACCGCGCAACGCATCTCAGTCCTTCGACGCGAAGGCATGCCGACGGACTCCGTCGACGCGGCTCGGGCGTGGCGGGAAGCCCGGGCGAACGTGCAGCGGGCCGCGGCACCAAAGGCCGCACCGGCGCAGCTCGACGACGGCTCCCTGGCTGACACGATCGGCGAACATCGGACCTTGGTCAGTCGTGCGCGTGGCGTCTGGCAGGCCGCCATGGAAGGGGGCGACCCGAACCAGGGGAAGTACCAGTCGAGTTATAACGCCTCCCTGAAGACCCTCGTCGCCCTCGAGGAGGAGCAGGAACGTCGGCTCATCCTGACCAAGGATTACATCTCCGCCAAGGAAGCGACCGAGGCCATGCGCGACATGACCGCCGGCATCGTCAACCGACTGGACAAGCTCGCCCTCGACGTGGCCGAAGGATGCAACCCCGAGAACCCTGCGAAGGCCGTGAAGGTGCTCGAGGCTTGGGTGCGCCGCGTTAAGGCCGACCTCTCGACCCATGAAGAAGCGTAAGCCAAAGTCACGCCGTAAGCCGATGCCCAAGCCGACAGTCCGGCATAAGGATAAACGCATCACTTGGTCGAAGGCATCTGATCGCTTGCACCGATACCTGGTCAAACACGGCTTGTATGAATAAGGCCGACTTGCTCCGCATCGGTCGGGACGTGCTGCGTCCGTCTGACTCGGGCGACGTCGTCGAGTGGCTTGAGTCCAACGTCCACGCCATCCCCGACTCGCCGATGCCCGGGCCGTTCCGCTCCGAGCGAACGCCATGGGTCGCCGAAGCCCTACGCATCGCCGCCGATCCCGAGACCAAACTCCTGACCGTCCTCGCCAGCATCCAGTCCGGCAAGTCCCTCTTCGCCCGCTTGCTTACCTGCCACATCATCGCCAACGCTCCTGGGCCGACGATGGTCCTACAGGCCACGGACCCCGAGGCCAAGGACTTCGCCCTGCGTTACCTCCGCCCGGTCTGGAACAACTGCCCGCCCGTGAAGGCGCGTCTCTCGGGCGACGACCTCGACAGGTCGACCACCGCGGACTTCGACCGCATGACGCTCTACTGCCGCGGCATCTGGAACGAGGC